CAATACCTTTGAAAGTAATGCCAGTGATGCTATAAATTCGCTCTGTTATCACGTTGCATTTACGGCAATCCGGTGCAGCTATATCACCATCTGCATTGATGTCACGATTAATCCCATAAGTAGCTGAACACACCGAGCATTTAAATTCATAATACGCCATCTGATAGCTCCTTGATCCGGGAATCATCAACAATCTTGATTCCAAATGTGCCACAGCTCATGCATTGTGCAAACCATTCATGCGCTGTTAATTCTGCACCTTTCTTGAGGCCATGGCGTTGCTTTGGCTTTCCATAAAGCTTTGAACAGATCGAACAATCAAATGACAGAATGTGCATAATTACTCCTTTGTAAAGTCTCAATGGGTTGCAGATTGATTTGCGGCACCGACCAATTATTTTGGGATGCGTTTCGATAACGTGGCTTTTTGCACACCGCTACCGGTATCCAGCCGACAATGTGCATTTTTGGTGTATTACCAACAACCAACACCGCAATATCTCGGTCATGTCGATCAGATTCCTGAATCCACAAATTGGATGCTGGATTGGCTGACCACTTAACCTCAATATGATCACCCACATCAGCCTTTGTTTTGTCATGTGTCATGCCCGGTTTGTAGTGATAGCCCAAACGCTTTGCGACAACCCATTCAGCTGTCATGGCCTCAGCCATCTGGGCCACATACTCAAACCATGATGGTGTTTTGAAACGCCTAGTCTCATGATCACCGGTTTTGTTTGTGCAATGCTCAATAGCTGCCATAAAACACTGAATTTCCTCAGCTCTTGTGATCATCGACATTCACCACAAAACCAAATGATGTTATCTGTTGAGTCATAGCCTTTTTGAAATCCAAATTTGTCGAATTTGCGTAGCTGTGAGCATTTGTCGCATTGTTCGATTTTGTATTCCTCCACAACCTCGCCTTTGAAATAAAGCCGGGCAATCATCTTTTGTGGATTTAAAATCTCCATGAAATCACTCATACCTGTGGCTCCCATTTACCGGTTGATCTCAATACATACCAAACCGGCTGACATTGTGTGGCTTTTGTGCGCTCTGTGCAGAAATAGCCGCCCCATGATTTCGGTGAGCCTTCATGTGATTGTTTCCAGACCCGATCTCCATGTGAGCAGCTAGGCACATCATTGGCTGACCATTGTGCAAGCTCTGATGATCCAAATGATGGCGTGCCGGATAACTCAGCTTCTCCAGCTGTTTGATAACTAGGCACATCGCCATTTTTTGTTGTCCAGTAGTCATAATCGGCTGCCGGTGTTTCGGTTTTGACCAATTGCATAACTTCTTTGGTGGCCTTTTCGGTGCCGCCCATAACCAACGCCATGACGCGCATCAAAGCTGACGTGACAGTATCCTCAACAAACCAGCGTTTCATATTGGCGTTATAGGCAGCCTGATAGCCGTAGGCGAAATCGATGCCGGCCGGCTCAATCTCCGTTTGATTACGCCATGCCGCTGCACGGACAAGGATCGATCCTTTTTCTGCATCGAAATTGACGATTGTGGCCTCAAGTCGGCCTTCTGGATAAGTCTTGATCCAGCGATCTGTGCGCTCTTTGTTGCCTTCATAACCATCCATAAACGCGGCCATTATTTGGCCGCCTTGTCATGCTGTGAAATGTGGCGTGATATTGCTCGGCCTCGCCTATAGCCGTTTCGCTCACCTTCTTTGAACCCGACCGAATAAGCCATGACAGCCCACAAGCTGCCAGCAATTAAGCAAAAGATTGCAATTGAGATTTCATTCATTTTATTGCTCCCGTTTCTGTTAGTGGGAGCAAGCCATACATGGCTTCCAAACGATCTATGACTTGCTCCCAAAGAAAGAGTGACAGGCATATCTGACAAAATCAACAATCACGCTTAATTGGCGGCGTGTCGCTACTGTTTTTTCTCAATCAATTGTGTGTAGAGATAATCCAAACGCGCTTCAATCCGAGAAACTTGATCCTTTAAGCTGGATCCAGAATTAGGCGAAAGTTCGCTCATTACTGATTTGATGATAATTCGCATCGATGAATAAACGGCTGCCAGTATTGCAATGACAAATCCGCCAACAGCCATCCATTCACCTACACTCACTTTTTGTTGCCGAAACTTACATCGTTGGGATTGGCCCATCGAGCTAGTACCGGCACAATGCCAGCAACAAGGCCCATAGCCAAATCCTTTGGATTGGTGTTGCCAGTCATATAGACAGCCAAACAACCTGCAACCGCGCTTCTAGCCCATGAGGCTGCCGCTGCTTTAAATTGATCCATTATTTTTCTCCTTTTGGTCGATCCGGTAAGTCACCGGCAAACGCTTCATAAGTTGGTCGGCCATAGCCCACCACAAATGATCTCGCTCCCAAACTCCTTGATTTAACCATAACCTCGCCGCCATTGCGCTGATTTCCGCCGGCAGCTGATGTGTTGCCTTCAATAGTCACAATCTGCTTTTCTGAACAGCGAATCACCAAACCAATGTGATTTATGATTGTTTTGTCATCATCAACAAAATCAAAGAATACAAAATCACCGATTTTTGGTGTGGTGTGCCATTGCTTCATTTCTTTAAATGCTGAGGCCCCAACACGAGTGCTGACCACATTTGGCACATTGACTCCGGCTTGAGCTGCACACCAGTTGAGAAATGATCCACACCATGGCAGCTTGTCGGCTTTCATAAATTTGCCATACTTTGTCTCATTGTTGCTGGTTTCAGCTGTACCAACCTCAGCTAGTGCAACCTCAATCAAACGCGGCAATGTGCCTTTTGGAAAACTCATTCCGTTTCCCATTCCGTCTCTACTATTGGTGCGACAAATTCATCAACCGTTTCATTGTATGTGTATCCAATACCAGCGTAAGCACCGCGAAATGTTGCATTATATGAGGTTTGAAGCCATCGCCCACCAAAATGCTTAATACAAAATTCAATGCCTTTCCATTCTGATTCATTGCCGTCATCATCAATTAATTCATTGTTATGAACAACAATCACATTTGTCACAATGTTGTTTTCATCAAGCTGTGCAAAGTGCGCCATTAGAATGTCACCGATCCTGATCCTGTCCATTGGTAAATTCTGTATCCACCGGTTGTTGTGATTGTTGGTGATCCAGTCGTTGATGCAGCCAATGCAAATGTGTCTGGATATCGAATAATGACAATACCTGAACCGCCTGCTGGTGATCCGGTCGCTGCAAGTCCGCCACCTGCGCCGCCGCCAGTATTAACTGTGCCAGCAATTGCCGCTGTGCCGCTTTTAGCACCTGCACCACCGCCACCATTACCGCCGGGAGCTACTGTGCCACCGGTTGTATATCCACCACCGCCGCCAGAATAAAATGTTGATACGCCTGAAATTGATGATGAAAGTCCGACACCACCCGCGCCTCCGGTGCCAGCACCACCAACGGCACCGGCACCGCCGCCACCACCGCCGCCTGAGCCGCTGCCTGTTGTAACCGCGCCGCCGGCATTACCTTGACCCGATGGGCTTGCTGCACCACCTGAAATGTTGGCTGTGGTTGATCCATTGGCCGCGCCGCCGCCTGATCCACCTGCGTTTGGACTCGTACCAACGCCGGGTGTGCTCGATCCGCTACCGCCGCCGCCTGTTGAGGTTATGCTAGAAAAAACAGAATTTCCACCATTACCGCCGACATTAAAAGCTGTGGTGGTACCTGCACCACCTGCGCCTACTGTCACAGTTATTGGTGATCCGGGTGACACAGCAAAACCTGTTGCCGTCCGATAACCACCTGCGCCGCCGCCGCCGGCTCCTGAATAACCTGAACCGCCACCACCTGCAACCACTAAGTATTCAATCGTTGATGGATTTCGTGGCCGACCAGCACTCGACATAATTCCCAAAATTGGTGTCATTATGAAATGTCTCCAAACACAATCCAAGAATTTGCAGCCAATTTCACACAAGTAGCACCGCTATTGACAGCGCGCAATTTTGGTGTCGCGCTTATTGCACCTGTTGAAATAACTGTTGTTGTGCCTGGTGTTACAGCACCAATTGTTGGTTGCCCGGCTCCAGTAATCCAAAAAACATTAATTTCAGTACCAACGGGAAAATTAAATGTTGCATCTGTTGGGATGTTAAATTGTTGCGTTGCAGCATTGTTCATTGAAAAAATGTTGTATTCATCTCCAGATGCAAAAGTATAGGAAGCTGTTTTTGCAGAATAAGTTGATGATCTTGTTAAAGTGACATTGCCTGATGTTGCGCCGCCGGCTAAACCTGACCCGGCGTTTGTTGTAATTCCCGTGATGTCACCTTGATCAT